TGACAAGGGACGAAATAGAATACGAAGTATCGCCCGGATTGGTCGATATACAGTATGGGAATCTATCAGAGAAAGCAAAAACGCTGGTGGATTCCTTTTTTGTCGGCATCTGTCTTATGACCGATGAATTTCCGGAACATGTCCGGATCATGTAACTGATGTGACCGAAATGTCGTTAAACTATGATTCCGGAGCAACGGCACGGGGCTATTACAGAACGGGACGGGGCAGAAAGGACAAAAAAATAATGAAGTACAAAAACAACCATTATCGTTGGAGAATCCCAATGATGAACCTGCAGTTATTTGCAGAAGGCGAAGGAGACGGCAGCGGAGCCGGAGACGGAAACGAGGACGGAGCCGGAGCAGGTTCTGGAAATGGCGGAAATGAGATGTCATTTGACGATTTTCTTGGGCAGGCAGAGAATCGCGCGGAGTTCGACCTCAGAGTGCAGAAAGCGGTAAATACAGCAGTGACCAAAGCGCAGGAAAAGTGGCAGGCACTGACTGATGATAAGCTTTCAGAGGCGGAAAAGCTGGCGAAGATGACAAAGGAAGAGAAAGCGGAGTATAAAAACCGGAAGTTGGAAAAGGAACTGGCAGATCTGAAACGGCAGAATTCGCTCTCGGAAATGTCAAAGACGGCCAGAAAGATGCTGGCAGATGAAGAAATCAACATCCCGGATGAACTTCTGGCACATCTGGTATCGGAAAGCGCTGAGGATACCAAGACGGCAGTCGAAGCTTTCACAAAGATGTACAAGGATGCAGTACAGGCTGCCGTAAAAGATGCCCTGAAAGGAAATACCCCAAAGGGCGGATCCGGCGGAAAAGGCGCTGTGACAAAAGAACAGATTCTTGCAGTCAGCAACCCAATTGAACGGCAGCGGCTGATTGCAGAAAATATTGCATTATTTCAGTAGGAGGAAAACAGCATGCATAGAATTGGAAAATTAGGGCTGCAGGTATTTGCGGCACCGGATAACATGACAGGTCAGGAACAGGTCCAGGTAAAAGCCCGCGAGATTGATTTCGTAACATCTTTCGGTAAAAACATTCAGGCGCTGCTTGACGTCCTGGGCATTATCCGAATGATCAAGAAAGATAACAACACCGTTTTAAAGACAAAAAAGGTGACAGGAAATCTGCAGTCCGGTGAGGTCGCAGAGGGCGAAGAGATCCCGTATTCCCAGTACGCTGTGGAAGAAATTCCGTTTGATACTATTAAAATCAGCAAGTATCGTAAGGGAGTAACCCTGGAGGCAATCGCGGAAAAGGGATATGATGCCGCAGTACAGGATACCGACGAAGAGTTCAAAACCGATCTGCAAAACGTTGTCATGGATAAGCTGTACGCACAGCTGAAAGCAGGTTCTCTGACTGGCCATGAAAGCACTTGGCAGATGGCGGTTGCTATGGCAATCGGAAAGGTTAAAGATAAGTTCAAAAAGATGAGAAGAACGGCTACCGGCGTAGCAGTATGGGTAAATACACTGGATGTGTATAAACATGTCGGTGCCGCGGATATCTCCCTGCAGACAGCGTTCGGCTTTGAGTACATGAAGAAATTTCTTGGTGCTGATGTTGTCTTCGTAAGCTCTGAAGTCCCGGAAAACGTCGTCATTGCTACTCCACTCAACAACATCATCGGATATTACATCGATCCGGGCGACTCTGAGTTCGTAAAAGCTGGCCTCAGCTATACAACGGACCCGACTACTCATTTTATCGGTTTCCATGCACAGGGTACCTACGAGAGAGCAATTTCGGATCTGTACGCTATTATGGGTCTGCGCTTATTCTGTGAGTACCTGGATGCCATCGCCTACATCTCCGTTGGTGGCGCGGATACACAGACTCTTGGAAAACTGACCGTAACGGCGGCAGAAGGATCTGAAACAGGAAAAACAAAGATCTCCGTAAAAGAGCAGCTGATGTCTATGAAAAACTGCTGGAAGTACAAAGATGCGGCATCCGCGACTGCCGTGAAATACGGCGATGACGTGAAAAACTGGAGCAAATGGGATGGAGAATCCGAAATCGCATCTACAGCAACCCATCACATCACGCTGGTTGAGTGTGATCAGAATTATAAAGCAGTCCGTTCCGGCGATGTAACAGTAGCTGTGAAGAGCTGAGAAGGAGGAACCTATGTACAGGGTGATTGAATACTTTACGGATCTTCATGACGATGACCATGAGTACCGAGAGGGTGATGTTTTCCCACGCGAGGGAATCAAGGTCTCGAAAGAGCGTCTGGAAGAGCTTGCTTCGGATAAAAACCTGCGTGGAACCCCGGTGATCGAACTGGTAAAAGAACCAGAGAAGTAGGAGGCAGTCGATGCTCGAAGATCTGAAACTGCTTCTTGGACTGGAAGACACAGATAAAAAGACAGAACAGCAGCTACAGCTGATTCTGAATGCCACGAAACAGCGGTTGAAATTTCTTCTTGGCGGTCTGGAGCCGCCGGAAGAAATGGAATACATCATATTGGATGTTTCAGTCATTCGATTCAACCGAATCGGATCAGAAGGGCTCTCCTCTCACAGTGTTGAGGGCGAGAGCCTTTCCTGGTCTGAAAATGATTTTGCCGGGTACATGGATGATATTCAGTCTTATCTGGACAGCCAGCGGGAGGCAAGGAAGGGAAAGGTGAAGTTTTTGTGAGATACGATACGCCAATTTTCTTCCGGCGAGTCCTGCCGGGTGAGTATGATCCAACGACTGGGAACTATGCCGACGATCAGGTAACAGAGGTGCGGAAAATGGCATCTGTGATGGATACGCGGGCGGAAATCATGCAGATCGTATACGGTGGGATCCGTCAGGGCAGCGTGACAGTGCAGCTCCAGAATCATTATCAGAAGCCGTTTGATCGGATCCGGATCGGGAACACAAACTATAAAGTGGACTATACACGGAAATTGCGTGTAAAACAGACATTCATACTATCGGAGGTGGTCTGATGCCGAAAATCAAGCTGGAAGGAATGGAAAAACTGCAGGTCAAATTGAAGAAAAACGTGCAGATGAGCGATGTAAAGCGGGTTGTACGAAAAAATGGATCGGAACTGCAGAAAAAAGCACAGAAGAATGCACCGGTAGGAACTCCACAAAGTACAGGGATACCTGGATATGTGGGTGGAACATTAAAGCGTAGCATCGGATTGGACATTACAGACGGCGGCATGACTGCGGAAGTAGAGCCGACGGCAGAGTATGCGGCGTATGTGGAGTATGGAACCCGTTATATGAACGCACAGCCGTATATGCGTCCTTCCTATACGGCACAGAAAGAGAAGTTCAAATCCGATTTGAAAAAGCTTACGAGGTGACACGATGGACCCACAGCAGGAATTATTCAGTACGTTGCTTCTGGAATTAAAAAAACAGTATCCAGACAGTGTGTATGACACGTTTTTACCGCCGGAAGGTACGCCATACCCGTTTATCTATCTGGCGGACAGCGATTTAACCGATAAAGCCAATAAAACGGCTGTGTTCGGCATTGTAAGCCAGACAATCCACGTCTGGCACGACAATCCGCGGCAGCGAGGCACAGTTTCACAGATGATTCTGCAGATCAAGCAGATTTGCAGACAACTGGAACATACCGGCAGCTTCTCCTGGTCCGTGCAGGACTTGAATCAGAGAATATTGCCGGACACAACTACCAACCAGCCACTTCTTCACGGAATCGTAGAAGTGACTTTTTTATTCAGTTAGGAGAACAGCATGAGAAATACAATAAATTTGCAGTTATTTGCAGATGCGGTACGCGGTAACAAGATCGTATACCTGTACAGAATTGAAAAGGATGCAGCCAAAAATGCAGCTGCTGCATTGGCATTCACCACGGAAAACGGTCGGACTGTAAGCAAAGATGCCGATACTACCGAAACCAAAGATGGTTCGATCCGAACACCGGGAAAAACAGAGGTTGAGATTACAGCGACCAGTATCCTTGCAAAAGGTGATACTTTGCTAGATTCCCTTGAAGACGCCATGGTGAATGATGAAAAAATCGAGATCTGGGAAGCCAATCTTGACGAACCGGCATCTGCCGGAGCCAATAAATTTAAGGGAAAATACTTCCAGGGCTATATCACTGAGCTGGAAAAGACTTCGAACGCCGAAGACATGGTGGAAGTATCCCTTACTTTTGGAATCAATGGAACCGGTCAGAAAGGTGACGTAACTGTAACGACCGAACAGCAGGAAATTGCTTCCTATGTGTTTAAGGATACAACAAAAACAGAAGCGTAAAAGAACAGTTGAGGGCGAGAAATCGTCCTCTTTTTGAAAAGTAAAGGAGAAAAACGATATGGAACTTACAATCAATGGACAGGTGTATCAGTTTAATTTTGGCATGGGATTCATGAGAGAAATGAACAAGAAGGTAAGCATGCCGGTTGACGGAGTCAAAGATGTTAGAAAGAATATCGGTCTGAAATACGCAGTTGCAGAAATCATGGACGGCGACATAGAAGTCCTTGTAGACCTGCTGGATGCGGCAAACAATGGGCAGAATCCGAGAGTGACAAGAGACCAGCTGGACGGGTATATTGATGACCCAGAAACGGATATTGATAAACTTTTCGAGGATACGCTGGGTTTCTTAAAGACAGCCAATGCTACGAAGAAGACGGTTGCAGAAATCGAGAAAGCAGTGGCGGAGGAGAAGGAACGTCAGGAGACGCTGAAAAAGACTCTGGAAGAATTCCAGAAAAAAGCGCAGAGCAAGAAGGAACAGTAGATTTTCAGAAAATTTATCATGATGTTGCGGTAAACTGCTTCCGGTACTTCAATTTTACATCATTCGAACAAGTGGATCAGCTGACGGTAGCTCAGTATAACGTCATGATGGAGGCTCTGGGATTGAAAATGTTTGATCAAAATTTCGCAGCGCACAGGCAGGCGTATCTTGATTTCGCTGTGCGTGCAGAGCGTAAAGCCGGTAAAAAGACGGTTCCGGTCTATAAAAAGTTCCGGAAATTCTTCGATTATGAACGGGAACTTGAAAATTTGAAAAAACACAGAGCAAAAAGGACAGACCCTCGCTTTACTGGAATTTCAAAACTGATTCGGAAAGGAGATGGTGAAAACGGCAGAGTCTTATAGTGTGAAAGCAGTTTTATCGGCGGTAGATAACAATTTCTCTTCGACGATGAAATCGTGTAGCGATACAGCAGAACGGCTGCGCGGTACCATATCCAGCGGACTTGGATTCGGCGCAATGGCGGCGATTGGAGGTAAGGCAGTTACAGCTGTCGGGAGCGCACTTAAAAGTGTGACAACAAGTGCAGTAAGCGCAGGTATGAGCTTTGAAAATGCGATGTCTTCCGTGGCGGCCATTTCTGGAGCTACAGGAACAAATTTTGAGAGTTTGTCTAAAAAAGCTAAAGAAATGGGCGCAAGCACGAAATATACAGCTACAGAAGCGGCTAATGCAATGGAGTATATGGCGATGGCCGGATGGAAAACTGCGGACATGCTTTCTGGTATTGACGGAATCATGAATCTGGCCGCAGCATCTGGCAGTGATCTGGCAAGAACGTCGGATATTGTGACGGATGCCTTGACAGCATTTGGAAAACAGGCTAAAGACAGTGGAGAATTTGCTGATGTATTGGCAGCTGCTTCTGCAAATGCAAATACGAATGTCGATTTGATGGGTGAAACCTTTAAATATGTCGGTTCCGTAGCTGGCGCAATGGGCTACTCGATTCAGGACATTTCTCTTGCCACTGGCCTTATGGCGAATAGTTCCATCAAAGGAAGCGCCGCCGGTACGGCCCTCCGCTCTACTATTACGCGTATGGCAAAGCCAACGGAAGAATCCAGCATGGCAATGTCTGTATTGGGTCTTAGTCTTACTGATACCAATGGAAATATGAAGTCTTTTGGAGAGGTCATGAAAGACATGCGAAAAAGCATGCAAGGGATGACAGAGGATGAAAAGGCCTCCTATGCAGCTATGCTTGGCGGTCAGGAAGCAATGTCTGGACTTTTGGCGATTGCAAATGCAAGTGATGAAGATTTTAATAAACTTTCCGATGCGATCAATAATGCAGCTGGTTCTGCCGAGAAAATGGCTGGAATCAAAATGGATAACTTGCAGGGAGCTGTTGATGAACTTAAGTCTGGAATGGAAGGACTTGGAATTACAGCTTTCGAACAGGCAAGTGAAAGCCTTAAAGGTTTTGCGGAAAATGCTATTTCCGTGATAAATAATCTTAATCAAAAGTTATCCGATGGAAAGTACATTGAAAAAGCAATCCAGTGGATTCAAAATCTTGGATCTGCGTTTAAAGATGGTGGTCTGGAAGGCGGATTGAAAGAAATTGGAGGTATTCTGGATGGAACCGGGGAGAAGGTAAAGGCTCTTGGAGCGGTTCTTGGAGCTTTGGGTATTGTTACCAAAGCAAGTGATTTCTTTCAGGGTAATACATGGAAACTGGTTTCTACGGGTATTGGGGGGATAAACGGAACCTTGAAAGAGGTGCCGCAATGGGCAAAAAATGCCGGAAAAAGCCTTGGAAAGGCGTTTGGCAATTCGAAGCTTGGTGGAATATTACAGTCCGCAGTTGGAAAAATAAAAAATCCATTTAAAGATATTCTGGATGCCGCCACTTTAGATGGTGCTAATGGGATACAGAAAATTGGAGCATTGGGTGGAAAAGTTGCACAGACAGTTACATCAACCGTACAGACGGTTGGAAAATTGATTTTTGGTGTAGGATCAAAAATGTTTAGCGGTCTGACCCAGATCATGGGTCTTGCTATGAAGGCACTGATGCCGGCGGCACTGATTGCTGTCGTGCTCGCCGGACTTGGACTGCTCTATCAGACTTTTGGATCGCAGATTGACAGTATTTTACAGCTG